AACGAGCAAGGTCAATCTCTTTTTCAAATTTTTCAAACTGGTGAGGTTTCAATTTAGAAATCTCAGTAGCTGTCCAAATTTTTTTCTTTGGGGATTCAGAATCTGTAGCTTTTCTAGTTTTAGAAATTGCTTTAGCAGCTTCTTTTTTAACATCCTTCTCTTCTTTCTTAGTTAAACTACTTAAACCACGATCCATTTTATATAGATCAATAGCCCTTGCAGCTAACTTAGCGTTAGATGTATTCTCATACAACCAACCTTGAATAGTAGGATCTTGTTCTCCAGCCCATTGATGAAAATCATCTTGTGAACGAATGTCATTAAAGTCTGGATGAAATTTTAAAAGTTCTACTTCAGCTTTTTCTTTTGCAATTTGTTCTTGTTGTACTTGTAAATTTTTAAATTTATTTTCCAACTCTGCAGATTGAGTAGTAGCTTTATCTATTGCTATAGTTTCTACCATAGAATAAACATCAGGGTACTCTTTTCTCCACGCCTCTAATTCTTCTTTTGATTTAGGGGGTGTAAATTGCTTTGTACTAGATTCTAATTGTCCACGCAAAGAAGACATTTCTTCCTTGTGTTTATTAAGTGTAGAATCATAGTGCTTTTTTAAATCGTCATAACGTTTCTTAAAAGCACGATCTTCAGCGTTTGCAGGGCGTTCAGCGATAGGAGTAGCCTTTTGATCTGTTTGATCTGCAGTCTCTTCAGATGCATTGGTGTCCTTCTGTTCGGTTGCTGCTTCTGCTTTTTCTCTTTGTTCCCTATGAAACTTTGTTAATTCACCTTTAGCAAATGCCTCAGTTTCAGGATCACTTTCTCCATGATCTTTACTATAAGGATTTACATTGGGCATCTTAATTTTAGTTTCTTCAGAAACTTTCTTTTCTTCTTCCATTATCTTTACCTATTGGTTGAGTGCCTTATGGATAAGGGTAGCTCTAAACTGTTTTACTAGTTTGTGGGCTAGTCATTATACCTTGACTAGGTGGCACGTTGTTAGTTTGTTCATTTGTTTTCATTAAATTTTTAAAATTATCTAATGATCCAAATCTATCAACAACAATACTTGTAGGTATGCTAACTGTGTTTTCGCTTATGCCAAACTCAGGAAACATATCTTGTCCAAATATTCTGTTGAATACATTTTTAAGTGATGGTGTTAAATGAATATTTAATATTCTTTTATCTACATCTCTCAAATTCTTTAAATCTATTTGTGGTATTCTTTCATCTGGTAGATTTTCTTGTACCACTTTTGGTTCAGGTTTTTTAACAGCTGGTATCTTTGCAGGTTTTACAGGTGCAGGTTTTCTATTCATTATACCTGTAGTAGTAAATGCTGTTTGGTCTGTTATTGGTTGTCCTTTATAATCTACTGCCATTATATTTTTTTAAATTCTACATCTATTTTATTATAATCAATCATCATGTAGCCATTAGAATGTTTAACTGATGCCCAAGGTACTTCATGAGCCATTGCTCCTTGGTAAGTTGTTGGATTATATTTGTAATTAAATTTGTAAATATTTATATTAGATGGTGACTTACCTATTAATTCCACATTTTCTTTTAATCTTATATCACTAAAACCTAAATTACCCATATCACTACTAGTAGAACTAGTGTTACCAGAACTACTACTACTACTTTGACTGCCACTATCTTGACCACCGCCTCCTCCTGGAGGAGCCGATGCAGTTGTTACATTACTATAATCAGGTTGACTTGGTGCACTTGGTGGATCTTGATCTTGACTTCCACCATTTCTAAAATAATCTTTTTGTTGTGGTGTTAAATTTTTAGTTGGGTTAAGTTGAGTTTCTCTAAAATCATCTTGTTGTTTATTTTCTTTATCAATTAATTCTATTAATTTTCTTTTTTTCTCTATTTGTTCATTATATTTTTTTGGATCAAACATTGGACTAGTAGGATCATACTTATCAAACTTACCTAAACTTTTATCTATTGTATCAATTCTTTTTTGTGCAGCATTTGCTAAACCATAACTAGGATCAAATGGATTACCATATACTAAATTATAATTTGACATACCAGGTATACTTTCAACTAATGCAGCTTGTTCTGGATCTGCATAAAATTGTTTAATAGCTTTTATCTCTTCACTTTCTTCTGGTAAAATAGCACTTAACGCTTTTACTGCAGCACTTGCAGCATTACCATAAGGCACTAATGCTTTTAATACTGTCTCTACAACTTTTTGACTAGGAGTTTTTTCTTTTTTTCTAGCCTCTATAGCTTCTGGTGTATAGCCTTCTAAATTTTGTTTTTGTATAAATGATAAATTAGGATCTGCATCTGCACCTTTTTCCATTTCCATTATGTAATCCATAATAGCACTCTGATTATTATCAGGTTGGCTTTCTTCTGCATCAGTTACAGGATCACCACTAGCTGGACTTTCAAATCTAGATTTATATTCACTCACCACTGGTGAAGTAGATACAACTTTTCTAGTTCCAGTAACAGTATTTTCTACTAATACTGGATCTCCATTTGCATCATATGATAAACTAAATTGTACTGCCACTAGTCACCCTCTTTACTGCGTTGGTTCGCTGTTGGAAGATTGATCAATTGGCGAAGCAAAACCAGCTTCCCCTGGCATCGGAATATTGCCGACTCCGATGTTGCCACCTCCATTTCCTGTTGGATCTGTGATTGAAGCCCCAGCAGGTACTTTTCCGTTTGTGCCCATAGGGCTCGGTTCTCCAGCAGGGGTTGTATTATTTTGATTTCCATTTGCCATTCCCATTATTTGTGCATAGATAGCGGCTTTCTCTGGATCATTAATTAATTGATCAGGATCGATATCTAATGATTTTGCTATTTCTTTTAAACATGTATGCCATTTAACAAAAGGTGCTAGAGCAGGATTAGCTGCTGTCTGCATAAATGTCATTAATCTTTGTGATCTAACTTCTTTCTGCATCAATGAAGATGTACCTCTTGCTTTTATTTCAAGATCACCTTTAATGATTGGAATGTCTGCATTGAATTGCATATTCCAGTGAAATAAACTCTCACCTAAGGGTTTTAATAAGTAATCATCTATATTCTTAATTACAGTTTTAATACTTAATGCTGCAGCACCCATCAACATTGACATACCTGCGGCAGTTCTAGTTGTAGATTGTATACCTGTAGCACCATGTGAGTATGATGGAATACCAGTTGCTTCATCAGCTAACTGTCTAAATCTATCAAACATCATCATATTTTCCTGTGTACTATTAGGAAACTTAATTGCATTTATAGATGTTCCTGGTTGACCACTTTGTCTTCTAAATATTTTACCAGGAAATATTTTCATATCTTGTCCAGGTACTAGTTGTGTTTCATCAACATCAAATACTAAGTTACCTGCTAATGCTAGATTATCAATAGCCATTCTTGCATGACCATTCATAATCTGTTGTGAGTCTTCCATATTCTCTGGTACACCTACACCAAAGAATTGATAAGGATTTAATTCATATGGACAAACCATAAATGGTAATCTATTTGGTTCAAATGGATTCTCTACCATTCTTAAAATTTTACCACCGCATATCCATGCGTTAATATTAATTACATCTTTATCACTTTCAATTCCACACTCTTCTGCCATTTCTTTTGAAACAACACCCCAGTACTCTAATACTTCATATCTATTTTTATAAATAGTTTCTACAGTTTCTCTATTGTATAAAGAAGATTCATATCCTCTAACTTGATAGTTAGGGCCTTCTTCTAAACACATATCAATAGCTGTCTCATCAAAGTAAGGCATTTTTCTTAAGTCAGAAAACTGCTGTTTATTTAGTGAGTGTCTTTGAATTACATAATCACAATCGTTTACACTTGTAGCATTTGGGTCTGGATAAAAATCCCAACATGATACTGCTTCTACTTTAGGTACTGTCTTAATTTTTTTAATATGTATGTTAGTTAAATTACCTTCTTCATCTTCAGCTGTATCAAATGCATGGTATGTATGATCAAAACTAAATGGGCCTTTTAATATACCTGTACCTAATAAACATTGTTCAAAGAACACATGTCTTAATACAGTTATCGCACTAGACTCTTCTAGTTGATCGTGCATTAGTTTTTCTAAATTCTTAGCTGCCATTTCAGCAGGTTGTATTTGAGGTTCACCTGCATTAGCTGGCCCCTCTTCAAAACCTACACTTTCATATTCTTGTGCTAAATTTTTCATTAGCATATCAGCTGTAGCACCAGGTGGTATCTCTCTACCATCACCTTTAAATCCATATGGATCTTGAGGTTGTTGAGGTGCTTGAGGTTGTTTAGGTTTTAGATGTGCATATTCTGCCATCTCTTCTGGTACTTGTGTAGGATTAATTCCTAATGGAAATTTACCACTAGAAAATAGTACCTCAATAATTTGACCAAATGCAGCAAGAACTTTAGTCTTTGTTACTTTAACAAAAACTCTAGACTTCTCATTTGATCTAAAAACCATTTCTGGGCCATATAACCCTCTATAGTTTCTATAAGCCTGTAACCATCTTTTCTCATCATATAATCTAGAGTTCTCTGATTGATAGAACTTTTCTCTTATATGACCTACAATAGGTTTAGACTCACTGACTTCCTCAGCTGGTTTATGTTCTTCTTCGTGCATCTAAATTAGTAATCTCTTTCTTCAGCCATTCTAAAGATCGCTGGGTCTACTTTTGATTTTGACTTACCTTTAGCATCATTACCATCACCACTTGTAGCTCCCTGTTTTACTTTAGAATTAGGATCTATTGCCATTGGCTCTTTAGGTGCTTTTGCTGTATCAGGTGCAAGCTCTCCATGCATATATCTTTTCATCATAGTTGTTGTCCTCCAATTAATATAGTTTATTATTTTTATTTAAATTTAATAAATCAGTTTGTCCGTAATTTTTATTCTTACCAAAATTAATATTATTAACTTTAAATTCTTGTATAGTGTATTTTTGCTGAGATGCTTTTTCTAATTCTGTATTTTTTTTAGTATTAGCACCTGCAAAAACTTCAGGTATAAAATTACTTTTATTGCCTAATCCGTTTTGATTCATTAGTAGTCTCTTTCTTCAGCCATTTTAAATACAGCATCATCTACATGCTTAGATCCTGATTCACTTGGTACAGTTACATCATACTCAAATGCTTCTTGTTTTCTATGCGTATGTTTTTCAAAATCAATATTAGTGTACTCTCTGTTGGGGTTCTTCCCATCAGGTGCATCACTTAACTGACCTTGTTTAACTTTAGCCTTTGGGTCAAATGTGTTCATATTGTTCTCCTGTTATATTTTTAATTTCTTAATCTTAATTATATTTTTAGTAGGTATCACTGTGTGACCCCCACCTTGTTTAATCGTTCCATTATCTTCAAATATAAAATCAGCCATAATAACAGTTGTGTTACTATTCTGTTCTACTAGCCAGCCAAAGCTACAGCATGTAGCTGTCTTAGCTTTTTTTATATCTGGTATGTCAGACCATTCGCATGATCCAACAATATCTTCCCAATAAGCTACTACTAGATCATAAGGAAAATTTTTTTTATTTATCTCTGGAACTTTTCTACTTAGTGGCACTTATAACTTTTCCTTTATTAAGTCCATGTTTTATAGTGTATCCCTGTGTACCATTTGCACCAATGTCTACTTCTTTCTTTAAAGTTTTAGAAAGATCGATTTGTTTAATCTTTCTGTTAGTAGCATTTATATACTGCAGTACTTGTCGTGTAATTCTATTCATATCAATATCCAAATTTATTATCTGCTACTTCAAATGTATTTTGTAAAGAAGCACCAAATCTATCTGCAAACTTAGGATGTGTAGGTCTACTCATACATCCATATCTTAATGCGTCATATGCGTGATCTTCTGCATGTGTATCTACATCTTCAGGATTTTTATCATCAACTGGTAATGTTCCTAAAGTTCTAATTAAGTTTCTACAATTAGAAAATATTCTTATACCTGGTTCGTCATCAACTACTTTAAATCTTTTGTGTATTTCTAACTTACCATTAATTCTACTCTTAGGTGATCTATCAGACGGCCTCCAGCGGCATCCCTGCTGTATCATTGTCTCTGCAATGCTTGGGCCCACATCACCTCTCTTTGCCCATGTACTAGCGTCTAAGACCCCGTAATGGATATATTCTCCCTGCTCTAGGTTTATAACTTGTCTTGCGAAATGATCGGCTGTAACTTTCTTAGTATATAGTTCTCTATAAATCCATATATTGTTATTGTAATCAATAGCGAACCATAGAACACAAGCAGGAGAAGAATAACCCCAGTCAGCAGCACGAAACTTATACCATCCTGAAGGTATCTCAAAAGGTTCCACAACATGGAGTCTTTTGTCAAATTCTGGAAAAGCTGAGTTTTCATATGCATCCCAATCTCCTTCTAGAAACTGTTTACGTTGTGATTCAGGTAAAGATGCAAGCATGATGTAATAATCATCCGTCTGCATCAGATAAGGATTATCTTGTAACTTAGCTGGTATAAACCTTCTAGTTATATACCTCTTACCATTAGGCGTATCAACCCCTACATCGAAAGCTGTATTTGGTTCTGCAGGATCTACGAACATTTCTCGTACCCATTGTGAACCAACGTTACCAGGATTACCTGTTGCCCTCAAGTATACAGGTATATCTTTATCTACTGATCTTAAAGAAGATCTGAGAAAATTATATATATCTGGCGAAGGATATTGTGGAAGTTCGTCTATTCCTATCCATGTGTAAGATTGACCTTGGTATCTGAGTACGTCTGTCATGTTCTCTGCGTAACCAAACTCTATCTTTGCCCCTGATGGGAATCGCCACTCTTTTTCTTGTTCTCTCCATTTTGCATTAGGAAATGCCTTTGAGTATAATAGCTGAGACTTTTGAATTAAGTCTCTCAACTCAGGCATAGTCCTCCTCACTAGGAGTGCCCTGTGATTAGCATAAGAGCAATAACGAAGCGGATCCACTAGCATCGCATATGATTTACCACCGCCTCTTGCTCCACCATAAAATACTTCTCTTTCGGAAGCTGCAAGAAATTGTGTCTGTGGGCCACTGTTAGGCTTAAAGATTACATCTTGCTGGTTGATATGCTCTTGTACATTCTTAGGAGCACTCTCGATTATATCCTCAGTAAGTAGTTGTGTCTCTTTTCCTGTTAATGCTTTATCAATAGTTAACAGTTTCTTTTTGACATTTTCTGCCTCACGTTTGGCAGAACGTAGAGATTGCTCTCTCTTTGCAACTTTCTTACGAGTGCGAGCTAGTATCTGTGTTACTGACTTCTTGGCTTTCTGTCGAATTACTTTCTTGGGTTTCGGTGGTGTTATTTCGTTCAAGTCTTTTTTTGAGTCCGACATGTGATATGTATCTTCCTGTTTTTCTATGTAGCCAAGATGCTGTTTCTCTTAACGAACAAGTCTTTGAATATTCCTTTGCTTGATTAAGAGCATCTAATTCTTCTTTAATTGGTTCTAAATACTGCGGATCTTCCGATTGTTTAAAACCAAACGGGATTGTCTTAGCCCTCTTTTTTATCTTTATTGGTATCATCTTTAGGTGGTAATATAAATATTCCATGCAATGCTTTCATATTTATATCTAGTTGATCTTTCTTTGTTATACCTACTCGGTCTAATAGCGAGTTCGCTGCTGCTAGACGAATACTTGCTTGTGGTGTAGTGCCGTCTTCGTCTAGTAAGGCTGTTAACCTAGTAGCAGCTTTCGCAGAGTGCGTTGATAAGTGTGTTTCCGCCAACTCTGTAATTTCTTTTTTAAGATTACGAACAACCTTTGGGTAACTATGATCAGAATAACCAGCTATTCTAGCTGCTTCTCTGGGGTTCCCTTGTGCTTCTGTGAACAGGACATCTAGAAACTTCTCTTGCATATCTGTTAAGTTTCTTTTTTGAGTCTTTGTTATAGAAGAATCCATTGTTTGCATTTATAATCTCCATTAATTCTTTAAAAGGTATTTGTTTAACCGATGAATACATCTTCACCATCTGCTTCTGCCACCATTTCTTTAGGTGGTGTTACTTTTTCTAGCGGTAATGATGGCATTACAGGTTCAGCATCTAAGTTTATGTCACTTTTAGGTTCCATATCTGGTCTTATATTCAATACTGGTGGCTGTTTCTCCATATTATCCTGCATTTTATCTAGGAAATTCTCAGCATCCATAGGTTCTTCCCTTTTAAAATCACCTACAGGTGCAAATGCTGGTCTATTTGACTCATTTGCTACTGGCATATCAAAGCCTTGCTTTGCCATCTCATAGAAATTAGTAGATTCTACACGTTTAGGTGCAGCTTTCTCTTTGACAGGAAATACTCCTGCCCCTGTTTTTAAATAAGATGGTATGTTTGCTTCGAATTTCATAGTTTAATTCATTATTCGTGATGACCCATGTTTGCCTACTGGCGTTTATGCGTGTATGTGTGTCCGTTGAATAATGTATAAGTTCTATTATAAGGCTGTATACCAATTTTGTCAAGTTTTATTTTTAAATAATTACACCTGCGACATATCGATCATAGACAAAATTGAACATAGGGTGTATAATGTTTATAGGAACCCCCAGGGGAGCCTTTACACCTATCCTAAGCATAAATATACAAATGGTATATAGGGTATTCCTAGGAATATTGTCGGAATATTGTACCCTATAATATAGCCCCCAGTCTGGTTAACATGGACTTTGGGGATTTTCTGGCTTCCGTATATATAGTATATAGGTATACCCCCCTGGCACACGCATGGGGTATGACTATGGATTTTTTTTAGAGAATTATGAGGCCACTTGTGGCCACCTTATTAGCCTAGATAGGCTCGAGGGAATTCCAGGGCGTAGCCCTAGGAATTTCCGAGTAAATTTTTTAGGGGAATTTAGATTAACACCTGAGAACACCCCAGGTAATACGAAATTTTGTACCTAGGGTGTTCCCTTGTTAACTTAGAGAGAGATTAAAAGAAATACTAAGTAACTCCAAATAGCTACATTAAATATTCCAAGTAATATTATTGTGATATTTATAAACTTGATCATGATATCCTTTTTGGTTTGGGGTGCGTCATGTTGCCTGGCGTGATTGCTCAAGAACCAGGAACCCTTGAGGGCTCTGTAAATCTTACAAAGCCCGCAATAGCATTTGGGGTGATAATTATATCTGGCTAACATATTTCCAGAAATCACCTGTTGAAGTATCAAAAGTATACATGGAAATTCCTGAATAATCCGTTGTATTATTTATAGGATTTCCACTAGAATCATAAGGACCTTCATGACCAATAGCGGTGTGAACTATCCCACTTGCCTCATAAATACCTGTTCCATAAGTGTATCTGTAAAGCTCGTCACCTGCTCCATTCAAAAAGGGTCTAACATTTGGAAAGGCAGAGACATCTTGAATGTAATGTGATAACCACTGTCTTCCATCCCATTCGTCTACTGAGAAGGGATTAGGGTATGTATTGCCATATCTACCACCAGCAGCATATACTTTATCTTCTTTTATAAGTTTTCGAGGATCAAATCCAAAAGGCATGTTTACTCCTCTATTTGTTTTTCGCCAATAGTGACTTCAACGAGCATGGTTCCTTGTTTTTTAAATAATTTTCCTGTTCTATAATCAAACACTACTTCGCCTTCATAAGCTTCGTATTTATTTTTACCATTTTCTGTAAGTTCATATATCATTGTGCCATCTTCTTTTGTGCCTTGCCTTGATACATCACCATCTTTGAAATAAGATTTTTGTTTAGCAAATGATAATGGATTTCCATTTTGATCTACGGCACCATCATACACACCTGTTTGTATGTTATAAACATGGTTTGCAATATCTTGTGCTACTTCAGTGAGACTACCACCAACATCTTTAGATATAATTATATTTTCTAATTCCTTAATTCTAGCTTCTTTTTTAGCTAGAGGACTTTTTTGTTTAGAATAAATTTCAGACTTTAATGCTTCTTGTATGTTAGGAAATACACCTTGATCTACTAAATACTGTGCATCTTTCATCATTCTAGTTTTAGTATCTTCATCCATGTTTTTCCACATTGCTAAAGCAAGTTCTCTATCACCTTGAGTGTTAGACATGTTTTGTTTCATCATTATATTTAATGGTTCTTTAGCTGCAGTACCTATTGTTTGTAGTATTGGTTGTCCGCCTGGTTGAGCTAAAATATTAGCACCTAATCCCATAAAAAAATCAGAACCCATGTTGTTATATTTTGGAAAAGCTTTATTAAAAGCTTCTACATTACCTCCAACACTATCAATTTTTTTTTTCATTGGATCGTTTTGTTGAACACTTGATGCACCATCATCACCAGCATAACCTTGTCTTTCAACACCAGCCATAATGCCACCGCCGGCTCTACCGCCACGTCTAAACATCGGTCTATTTAAAGTTTTGTTAAA